GACATAGACATAGGTCATCTGAATGCGTGGCTGAAAGGCCCATGATTGAAGAAGAGGGGCGGGAGTTCCAATATCAGTCAGAAATTGATTAATGGCCACATCGCTAATGTCGGACACGGAGGTATAATAGACATTGTCAGGCTGTGAGGGGATCGGAGACGGATGAAACTCGTATCCTGGCGCGACTTGAACACCGTTTCGGTCAAGGATGCGATAGAGTTCGCGAATAGGGCGCAGGGTAATCTGAATTTCACACTCGTGATACTGGAGTGCCACGAGTGGAAGGGCCTCAAAGGTGGATTCTGCAAACCAGAAGGGGAGGGGAACCGACATGCGTCGGCCTGCGATGGAGGGGCGGTTTACATTCGGTGGGGTGGTAGTAGACCCTGTAGGACCGTTGTTATTATACACCGTGGGATAACCCGATCCCGTAGAGCCACCATTATAGAGTCCATTGGCGGGATCATAGAGTTCGGGAACATCTCCAATGAGCGTCTGCCATTTCTGATACGTGCGTGAATCCATATCACACTGCGCCTTAGCAATCAAATAATCGCCACCGCATTCCTGGATTTTTTGACCACCGATGAAAAAAGCCATGTTCTGAATGATATGACAGCCGATATACCGCGTCCATGCAAAGTTATATTGGACCTGTCGGCCTGATGCGGTGGGTAGGTTGACGAACTTGGAATAAATATCGGGCAGTTCAAAGACAAAATAGATGTCACGGACGAGATCGGCGATGCGCTGGATCTTAAAGCGAACCTGGACGGGCTGATCATAGAGGAGATCCTGGGGGCCATCCATGGCGAATGTGACGGATTCCTCCGCAAAATGCGCATATTTCTTGTAGGTTTTATAGAAATAGGTGAAATCGGGATTACCGCTCAGAAGGACATTTTGTGCTCCGTAGGCGACGAGAGAAAACAATCCGCCACCTGGCATTGGTTTTACTAGTATGTATCTACATCCTTTAGTATCCTCAGTGGAGACGTTCCGTCCCCACACCCCTATGGGGGCACTGCGCGCCCCTGTGGGGACACTTCGTTTCCCCACACCCCTCTCCCATGGATATGACGCATATCCCACTACACTTCATAGGAGAGCGATATGATCTACAAACATAACTCATTCAAGAGATAGATTTGTAAGAAAACATGATAGACAGTAGGTCACGGTTAACACTCTAACATAGTGAACAATGGGGGTCACGGTAGACAATGGGGTAGAATTCACATCCTCTCCTAGGGAGAGGGGTATGGGGACGCGAAGTGTCCCCATAGAGGGGTGTGGGGACTCTAAAGAGTTCGCGTTCTGCGAACGCTTTACGCTTGCGTCCCCACCTATTTGATCCACCATGTATCATCCAAATAAGGCGCAGCCGATGAATCCATCACATCGGAATCCATAGAGGACGAGGGGCCCTCTGAAAGAAGTTGTTGAATTTCCGAATAGGACAGTGCATAATTAAAATACGTCAGACGGCTGAGATAGCCCTTCATCGCACCATACACATGAAAGCCGTGCTCATCCACCGAGGGAACGTGGGAGCGGTCCAATTTCAATTGACGCTGACTGAAGCAGATGATGTCCTGATCATTCTGATAAGGAGTAAATCCATCAAACGAGTATCGTTTGGACAGGTTGCCGTTAATAAAGATGTCCAATGCATTCTCATTACAACTGATGACCACATGAACCCACTTGGAGATCGGAAAGTTATCCACTTCCACGTAATTGTTCCAAGTGCGGTAGGTATTCATGTAGACACGAAGGGTATTCGTATCCGATCGCAAATAGACGCCGGGCGCTAAGAGGGGAAACTGAGAACTGTATCCCTTATGGAACACATGAAGCAGACCCTTCTCTTGGCGAAAGGAGGACGGGTTTACATTCAGAAAGAAGGAATAACTAAATTCGATTCCACTTCGCTCATTAGACGATAGCGAGATGGTTTTGGAACCTGGCACATTTGGATTCTGACCAATGATTTTCGTTCGCACATCGGTGGGAGACGTATTGGGAATGAGTTCTGTTCGATTCGCATGGAGACGATTCATATAGTTAAATAGCATTTCCACAAAGACAAATGAAAGATAGACACATCCCACCAAAACGACAGCATAGAGCGCCTGTGCGATCACATCCGATTGAACCACCCCTGTGATCATGGACAATGCTCCACTACTCACCTGCTCTGCCCGATTGGGGCTGCTTGCGTTGTTGGAACGGGCGGCGTTACTCATCCCTTTTACTAGTTTGTATGATTTATTTTATAGAGGCCGTGTGTAGGGTTTGGCGAGTTATGAGACACTCACGGAAAGAGAGAGTCCTGGTGCAAAGATAGACCCTAACCAACCTCCAAAGGATGTAATGGGTTCAGGGCCTGCCATATAGAGTTTGTGGACCGACTCGGGATTCAGTGCGGTATCATACATCGTCGTCGTAGAAATTTGTCCACCAAACCCACCGTAGTCCAAAAGGCTCGCAGAATATCCGCTGGCATCCACTTTGTATTGCGAGGGGAGAACACAGGAGCGGGCCAACTTTCCATCCGTATAGACGTCCACTGTCTTGGCATTCACGGACACCGTCAGATGAACCCATCGCTGGAGGTCGATTTCAGGTAGATCACACAAGGGGGCATCATTGATGCCAGGATTGTCCATGGAAAGAGTGGTGAAGAGGGATCGAAGAGAGCCCTTGGAGAGATCATCCTCCACACGGTGGGCATGTGGCGTTCCTTGATCATGTGTATGAAATCGGATGTGAAGTTTGGGGGTTCGTCCTCCCAGATAAATCCGAAAGGTGTCAAATCGCGGACCGCCTACACGCAAAATGGATTTCATCAATCCTGATCGGTAGGACCAATTGGATACATAGATCCATGTGGAGACTGTGAATTCTCCTCCTTCGAACAGTCGTGGAAGTTGATCCGCGCGGACAGTGATCGGCTGACTGGGGTCAACCGTGGCGGATCGGGTAGAAGAAATCAGAGAAGAGGGGGTTCCCATGCGCGGACCAAACAAATACTGATACAGATAATACATTCCCAGGAGACTTACAAAAACAAGCAAATAGGGAATCATGTAGTGAAGCGGTGCTGGTTCACGGGTATTTGCGTTCATGATCTGTCAGAGCCAAGGATAATCTTCTTGCATACCTTTAGGCATAAGGTGTGCTCCATTGTTTCATTCCATTCTGTGGGGGAGAGGTAAGGCCGCGACACGGTAAACCGGGGGGACATTGTGCCGATAACTTCGGAAAGGGTAGACTCATATCAATTGAATTGGCTTCCAGTATATTATGATTGCTATCCACATAGGACAAGTGAATCTTCTCCACATCGGTGGGGGTCATGCGGGTCCCCTCCACAATCACATGAATGACGGAGCCTCCCAACCCTTTATGTCCCACGGACAATGGGCTGCTGATGATGACAGGATAATTCTCTAGACGCTGGGAGGCAACAATGCGGTCACCATAGATCACATCAAATCGACGGCCCTCGCGAAGAATCGCGATGAACACCCACTTCTGCATGGGGATCGGAGGGAGGTCAATGATCTCCTCTTTTACAGAACCTTTCGTCGTTTTTACACGAAGACGGGCAGCACGTTGATTCTTTTCACGAGACCCTCCCATGAACTCCAGGAACCAATTGTTTTCCACTTGGATCAGGGGAACATATCGTTGTCCATGATGTGCCGTGCGATCACCGCCTTTTAGATGAAAGAATCCCATGACGGAGGACCCGCTGGAGCCCAAGATGGTTTTTTGTGTGATATCGGGTAGCATCACATCTGTCTTCTTATTCAAAGAGGTCATAGAGGGCAACACATCCTGTGGTCCTGATGGACGATACATGATCAAGTAGATCACATAGATGATACAGGCCAGGACGGCTGCTTGTAACAAAAGGGGAAGAATCTCCATCCTATCTACTTCTCTGAAGGGATTCCTACGAAGAGGTTCTTGCCATTGCGTTGGATGCTGCTGCGGATGCAGACGATACTGCGGCCGATGCAGTGGCCGATGCCTTAGAAAAAGAGGAGGATAACGAGCCCATAGAAGGCATCTTCTGGACCACATCGGAGAGAGGAGGGAAACTTGCGTCTCCACATGATGTGGAAGAGGGAATGGGCCCAAGGTTGAAGTCTTTCGCCGTAGAGAGAGGGGGTGTCGCCTCTCGTATTTCAGAGTAACTAAGGATGCGCCCCCATAGTTTCAATTGGCGTAAGGTGGCGAGACCTGGTATCGGAACAATGTCGCCTGTGATGTCCAAGGGTGCCGCCGCAAATCGCCGCGTCTTCACGAGTTGTCCATTTAGATAGACTTCCATTCCCTGCTCCATGATCACGGTGCTTAGCCGAAAAGGGGTTTGGACGGGAACGTTGGTAAGGATACTGGTTTCCATTCCGTGATTTTTATTCAACACGGACACGAGTAAATCATTTGTATCAGGCGTCAAGGCCACTGCCACATTATAGCGCTGTAGAATACCGAGGAGGGTTTCTCCTGAGGGTGTCTCTTTTAGGACTCCTCCGCGATGGAATAAGAGACGGGGTGTTTTAGAGAGGGCAAGCGGGTTCTCAATAAAAATATCGACATGGAACGAATATCCATAGGATTGGCTGCGAATGGGTAGAGTGGCATTCGGAAGAAGGGCAGAGGAAGAGGACCAGTAGAGAATTCCATCATCGAACCCTGGAACGGGAATGAGACCCGGAGTTCCAGGACGAAGACGAAAAATGGGCGTGATAAAGAAATGGACGAACAGAATGATAATGAATAAGACACAGAGGATGGCAAAGACGTAGGCGATCATATGAGAGATCTGAAATCCATTGGAGCCGTTAGAGGTTGTTGTTCCGCTGGTTGATCCGCTTGTTGATCCGCTTGTTGATCCGCTTGTTGATCCGCTAGTTGAAAAGATTCTTCCAAAAATTCCTGCTGTGCCTGCGGCTGCGGCTGTGCCTGTGACACCTGTGGCACTGGAAGAAGGCGCATTTGTATTTTTCTTTCCGAACATGCTCCCCATCCAAGAGGACTCACCCGCTTTGGGCTTCCACCAGGCAGAAGAACTTTGAACATCCCCTTGAGAGGCGATTCGTTTAATTTGATTGAGAACGGTGGCGTTCTTCTTTGGAGCCTCCGTTGCCATTTCTCTGATACTTCCTTTTGTTTTTGAATGGAGCATAAACACCCCTATCCGTGTAGGATTAATATGGCGACCCTACCGGACTGCACATTGACAACGGGATGCTTTCTCTTACAAAAATACCATGCAGGCAGCCGAAGTCTCGCCGATACCTTACAGGGCATGGAGGCGCTCTTGGCGGTTCCGTGCTATCTCGTGATCTACTGTAATCAGCCTCTCTATGATCATATTGTGGCGCGTCGTCGATCTTATCATCTAGAGAGCATTACGCGGATCATCTTGATGGAGGTGGAGGATCTGTGGGCGTATCAGTTTGCTGACAAGATTCGTGCCAACCGTGAAGTCTACTGGCCCACACGGGATGCGCGTATTTCTGTGGAGAGCACGGTGATTGTCTTTAATAAATTTTCATTTGTTCTCCAGACGATGGAGCAGAATCCATTTGGGACATCACGGTTTGGGTGGATTGACGGGAGCCTTGGTGTTGGTGGGATCAAAATATGTCAGGATGGTCATTTGACTCAGCATCTTCTCTCGGTGCTGCATCAGATTACAGATAAATTTCATCTTCAAATCCTCAATGTAGAGGACAAACGATATAAACAGGCAATATGGAAGCACCACTATTATCGTCAGGCACGTTGGGTGGCAGTGGGATGTCTCTTTACTTGTTCAGAACGAATCGGACGTCCCATTCTTCAACGCTTAAAAGAGGTGATAAGGGACACGATTCAGCAGGGATATGGTCATCATGAAGAATATTGCTACCTGGAGGTACTCGATGAATTTTATGATGATATTCAACGAGGCTACGGAGACTACCAGCAAGCACTTCACAACATGATTAAACCAATCGAATCACTAGTCTATATATATCATAATATCGTGATGAAATATTATTATCACGGATATGATCGCGAATGCGAGGATGTGTGTCGTTCCATCATTTCATCCTATGATGAGGGACTCCCTGAGCCGAATATGGACATGTATGTACGTATTTGGTCCGTGCGGTATTTGTCTATGATGCGACATGATGTGGTCCGCGGGGCAGAGATGGGGGAGCGTATTCGTGCGTCTATCAAGTCGCATCCATTGTTTGCCCATCATTTCTTTGAATTGCGTCATTTGATTGGGATGGGAGGATTTCAGTTATGAGATTGTGTTCCATTACAGCAGCGTCATATTCGATCGGTGCAGCAGCGTTCGGATCGCACACGTTTCCACCAACAATCCATTGGCATACACACCATCATTCATACCATCGTCCTCATTCTCCAGCGCAAAATGAT